ACTAATTGTTAATAACTTTGTAAATAAAAGTGTGAATATAGTTGTTAATTCAAATATTTGTTATATGTTTGTACCATTATTAATCAAAACATATTTAAAAATGAATTTAGAAGTTAGTAGTATTAGATACTTTGAAACTAATAGAGGAGTAGGGTATCAAGCAAAAACAAATTTAAAAGGAGTAGAAATTCTTAATGATGGACAAGGTGGAGAAACATATTTAGAAACGCAAACGCCTAAGAGAGAGAATAAAGAACTTTATAATCTTTCAGAATGGGATTTAGAATTACTACTAATCGCTTGGGAAAATAAAGTAAATAGTAAATAATAATTATAAAGGTAGATATTAAGTTATCTACCTTTTTTTATAGTATAAAATCCTTTACGACTAATATAGGTATATGAAAATGACACAGTTTAAAGTAATTAACAGGGTAACTCGTGAAGAACAAATCTTTAACTCAAAAGAATTTAAAAGGTTCTTCCATTGTGAGTACGACCCACAGACACAGAAAGTAAAATACAATAATGACATTAGTGACTATGCACTTAGCACACTTCAACCAAAGGAAGAAACTTGGATGGAAGTTTTGGGCTTAAGTTTTTTAGGAATAGCAATAGTCATTCTAGTAACTAAAATTGTAATGCAATGGATTTAAAATGTGCAGACTACTATTTTTATCCTAATGGAGAATATAGAAATGTATCAAAATGGGATAGCCAACTCTACAGCTTTGATAATGATGTTAAAGAAATCAGTTCAGCTGTAAGAATATTTGGAACACAAAAACAAATTGATGCAGCCTTTGAAGATATATGTACACTCACAAAACTTAATCTTGATGAGTGCTACCCTTTTCAAGTTGAAAAGAAAGGAACATTTTTTTACAATAAAGAAAATAATAAAATAATTGCTAAAAAGCTCAAGCAATACAAAAAGATGTATAATATAAATAAAAGAGCTTTAATTTTAAATTTGAGATAATGACAAAAAAAGAATTAGAAGAACAACTAATGAAAATGCCTGAATTAGAAGATGGCGAATGTAAACACGCAATGAACCCAGAAACTTGCATAGATTGTAACCAAGATGAACTGATACACAAAAGAATGAATGATATTAATACATTCCAAGCACACGAAAATGAAGTTTATTTAAGAGGAACAGATGAATATGGAAAAGACTTTCAGATCTGTTTTGATAGCTATAACTTTTTAGAATGGATTGATACTGAACATCTTAAGTATATAAAAAAACAATTAACTAAATATATTAAAACAAAATAAGTTGATAAGTTTGTTTATATTTGTCCACAGGGAAAGCCGAAGCCCTTTTAAGTAGGCACAAAAAAAAGAATATATGAGAACAGAGAAAATCAAAGAAAAGTATCACCATTATGGCTTAGACAAAGAAGATGTTTTTAAGCATCAACACTATGTCATAATCACAAGAAGTGGGATTGATAAAATCCAAGCAATAGAAAACATACACATTGATTATGATGTTGTAAATTGTGAAAAGGACTTTTGTGTAGTAAAAGCAAATGCACGAAAGGAAGGGGCTTTCATACAAACATTTGGTTCAGCTTTAAAAGGTGGATTTAAGGATGGTAATTGCAACACTTGGTATGTAATGGAAATGGCAGAGAAACGAGCTATGAGCCGTGCCGTATTGAAACTAACAGGCTTCTACGAGTTAGGAGTATTTGGTGAAGATGAGGCGGAAGATTTTAAAAAAAGTAATAACTAAATTATAAAAAAATGAATGTAATTGGCAAACTAATTAAAAAATTAGACAGAGAAACAGGTGTTTCTAAAACAGGAAAGACTTGGGAAAAGCAATCTATCCTTGTAGAACAATCAGGAACAGACTATAACAAAGAAGTAGTAATAAGTTTCTTTGGTGATAAGATCAAGAGCATTAGAGATGTTGAAGAAGGTTCTGATGTCAATGTTTCTGTCAACTTATCTTCAAGAGAATTTAACGGCAAATACTACCATAGTATTGATGGTTGGTTCTGTGCTGTATCAGGAAAAGAAACTGTTGGTGAAATTGAAGAAGATTTATTCTAATGACTGAAGAATATAACTTTAAAATCCTTTGCGACCTCACGACAAGTGTCTTGGGGTTGCCTAAAGGTTCTCTTGCTTTAAAGAGCAAGAAAAGAACCCTGCAAACGGCTCGTGCTGTCGCTGGGTATATAGGAAGAACTGAAGAAAACATACATAGGTCAATTATAGGCAAAGTCTTAAACAGAAATAGAAGTCTTGTCTATCATTATGAACGCACACATAAAGCACATCTTGCAACGTGTCCTATATATAGAAGCGCCTTCAATCTAATCTACAAAGCATACAAAGATATTGGTGGAACAAAGGAATTATTTTTAGACAATGATTTAATGAAACATCACTTACTTAAAAACGGAGTTAAGGAAGTCCTTAATCCTGAAGTATTGATAGAAGTAAAAAGTGGTCAAGTTAAATGTATAATAAAAACTTCTTACTTTGACTTGTCTAATCAATTAGGAAATGTTAATTTAGCCCTCAAAAATTATCACTTTACAATTAAGATCATTTAATGGAGAAACCAAATTACTATGCTGTTATACCTGCTGAAGTAAGATACAACAAAAAGCTAACCCCAAATGCTAAACTTCTATATGCAGAAATAACAGCCTTGTGTAATATGAATGGCAAATGCACAGCTTCAACTCAATACTTTTGTAGACTCTATGAAGTCAGTAGAGGATCAATTCAAAATTGGTTAAAATCATTAGAAGATAATAATTATATAAGCAGAGCTGTTACCTACAAAAAGGGTAGTAAAGAAATATTGTCAAGGGTAATCAAATTGGTAAACAACCCTAGTATAAATATTTATACAGATAATACTAATGCTAAAGCATATACTAATACTAATATTACATATAGTAATAAAGGAAAATCAACAATGTCTAAATTAGATTCACAAATAAATGCTTGGCAAGAAGCTAAAAAATTATTATGAAACCACTTAAACAAGAAAACCTAGAGTCCCTTAAAAAAAAGGTATTAAATTTAATATCTAAGACCTCAGTAGAAATAGGACATAGAGCCGACCCCAAAACTTTAGCAGGTTTAAGTAAGATATTTGCTCAGGACTTAATACAAGAAAAGCGTTTTGGAAATATGACCTTTAACCAAATTGAAGATGCTTTTAGACTTGGTGTAAGATTTGGTGAAGCCGAACCATTTTTAAATATCAGAACTTTTTATCGGTGGGCTTATACTCATAAGAAAGTAATAGACAATGCTTGGTACGAAGTTCACACTTTAGGAAAATCAAAACAAGAAACTTTATATTATCAAGAGCCTTTAAAACTATTAAAATGAAAGTAGGTACTTTTTTTAGTGGTGTAGGAAGTCCTGAACAAGCGTTAAGAAACTTAGGAATAAAACACGAAATAGAATTTGCTTGTGATATTGATAAATATGCAAAACAAACTTATTTAAAAAACTTTAAACCTAAATTATTTGCAACTGATATAACTGCTTTGGATATGAAAGATTTGCCTTATGTAGATTTATTAGTATTCGGCTTTCCTTGTCAAGCATTTTCACTAGCAGGAAAAAGAGGGGGATTTGATGACACCAGAGGAACTTTATTCTATGATGCTTTAAGATACCTAAAAGAACATAGACCAAGATATTTTGTGGCGGAAAATGTAAAAGGACTTGTAAGCCACGATAACGGCAAAACCTTTCAAACGATCATTGATTGCCTTGCTAAGACTACCAACTATCAAATGTCTTTAATGCCTTTTGACAATTTAGGGTATAATATACATTATAAGGTGTTGAACACAAAAGATTTTGGAATCCCACAAAACCGAGAAAGAATTTTTATTATAGGAATAAGAGATGATGCAGACAATACTTTCAATTTTCCAAAAGAAATTAAATTAGAATTAAAACTAAAAGATATTCTGCAAAATGGAATAGATGAAAAGTATTATTTGAGTGATAAGGCAATAGCCAAAATAGAAAGGCACAACAATAAAAGTTTGAGTAATGAAGTATCTAACTGCTTACATGCAGGATATTATAAACAGGGCGGTAGAGATCAACAATATATATCAAATGAAACAAAGGGAGCAGCTATAAGAACTTGGCCGAGAACAAGCAATCCTGATAAAGATAGAGAAGAGGGGAGAACGAAAAGATTAGAGTTGAGGTCAGATGATGTGGCAAATTCAATAACCACCCACGAATGTGATAGCTTAGTGGTACGACAATTAAATCCATCTAAAGAATCAGGAGGAAAACAGCCATACCAACAAAATAGAGTTTATGATATTGAAGGTATAGCCCCCGCTTTAGTTTCAGAACTAGGAGGGGATAGATCTCATAACATAGAGGTTATGAATTGTTTAACAGAGGCAACAGGAAATAGAGCAGGTTCTTCATCTGAATTTCTTACTAGCGTAAATAGAATACATAAAAACACAGGGCACATTAGAAGATTAACTTGTGTTGAATCAGAAAGACTACAAGGTTTCCCAGATAATTTTACAGAGGGAGTTTCAGATACTCAAAGATATAAACAAATGGGGAATACAATAACTGTAAATGTGATTCAGGCAATACTAAAAAACTTAATAACATGAAAACAAAAGAAGTAGTAAAACAATTACTAATAGACACGCCTCACCTAAGAGATAGCGACCCTAAACTGATAGCTACCTATTGGTTTAATGAATTAAAGAAAAAGAATATAGACCCCAATAAAATAAACGGCTTAGAGTTTATGCAGATGTTTGCTAATGGTAAACTAACAAACATTAAGACTATTGAAAGAATGCGAAGGAAACTACAAGAAGAACATCCTGATCTTAGGGGAAAAATATATGTGGCAAGAAAGGGAACAATACAAGATCAATGGAAAAAGGATTTAGGCTATGAAGTCAATCAGCAAACTTAAAAAAGAACTTGACAAATGGTTTAGTCTTTATATAAGACTTAGAGATGCAACCCCTGAAGGGTTTTGTCAATGTATAACTTGTGGGGTGGTAAAACATTATAAGTCAATGCACAATTCTCACTTTCAAAGTAGGAAGCATTTAGCTACAAGATGGAATGAAAAAAATTGTGATGTCGGTTGTATAAAATGTAATATTTTTAATTTCGGAGAACAGTATAAATTCTCAATAGCTTTAGATGCAAAGTATGGTGAAGGAACTGCTGAAGAATTAGAGTTCTTAGCTAGAACAATTATGAAAGTTAGCCGTATAGATTATGAAGAAAAGATTAGTTATTACAAAGACCTTGTTGATAAAATAAAAAAAGAAAAAGGAATAGAATAAAAGTTTTCTTAAATTTGGCAAATGACAAAGCCAATCTATTCAAGTGAGGAACACAAGACTATAATTGAAACATACATATCTGTTTGTCAAGAGTTTGCAAAAGATGTCAGTTCAAAAAGTAGATACCATAATTACTTAGATGTAGTAGATGTTATACTTGAATATCACAATGGATATGGTGCAGGAGTTAGGGAAAATAATTGGTACGATTGGTTAATGATTATACCAATCAATATGTCAGTAGCAACAAATGGGTTCTTTGCAGGACTAGAAACCAATAAGAATAGGTCAGTTATAAGGGCTTACAAAGTAGTATTAGAAGAATTAATTGAAGAAGTAGTAAAGAAGATAGACAACCTAGAAGAACCAAGTGAATAAAATCTATCTTGAAATATCAAAGCTAAGTGATAAGTTCAGGAAAATGTGCTATGGACTTACTAAAAATAAAACAGATATTGATAATGCCGTTCAAGAACTTTTCTTGTATTTTATGCAGATGAATCCTGATACTTTAAAAAAAATATATGACAAAGACGGATTAGAGGGAATTACTAAGTATGGTGCAGTTGTTTTACGTAGAGCTTTAACAAGTCCAAGAAGTCCATTTTATTATAAGTATGAAAAGTATTATACACATATTGACAGCTCTTGTTATTCTACTAGCACAACTTTTAGTAATGATGATGTGGCTTATAATGTTGCTAATAGTAAAAACATATCAAATATTCCGAATGAAAAAGTAGATAATTACCAATGGGAAAAACTTGAACAAATAGACAAGGTGCTTGATACTTTACATTGGTACGATAGAGAATTATTTAAGTTGTATTATTCAGGCGAAACTTTAGATAGCCTTGCAGAGAAAACTAGGATAAGTCGTAATAGTCTTTTCACTACAATAGACAAAGTAAGAACAATACTAAAAAAAGAATTAAGTGAAGATTAATAGAATATATAATGAAAATTGTTTAGAAACTATGAAGCGTATGCCTGATAATTTTATAGATGGTATTATAACCTCACCTCCTTATGATGATCTAAAAAAATATAATGGGTTCAGTTTTGATTTTAAAACCATAGCTAAAGAATTATATAGAATTATTAAAGAGGGTTGTGTTTTGGTTTGGATTGTAAATGATAAAATAAACAATGGAAGTGAAACAGGAACAAGTTTAGCACAAGCATTATATTTTAAAGAAATAGGTTTTAATTTACACAACACAATGATATGGAATAAAACCAATCCAATGCCACAAATCCAATATAATAGATACTTAGATGCGTTTGAGTATATGTTTATATTAAGCAAAGGAAAAGTTAAAACATTTACCCCTATACTAACAGATTGTATAGATGCAGGTAATAATTATAAATATACCACAAAACACCCCTCAGAAAACAAAGAGAGAATAAAAAAAGAATTTAAAATAAATAAAAGAAAAAGATTAAGTAATGTATGGAATGTAGCAGTATCAAGATTAAAAACAAAACACCCCGCCACCTTTCCTCAAAAACTTATTGATAAACATATAATTACTTGGACAAATGAAAAAGACTTGATTTATGATTGTTTTATGGGTAGCGGTACTACTGCTTTAAGTTGCATTAAATATAATAGAAATTTTATAGGTAGTGAAATGAGTAAGGAATATGTAGATATATCAAGTAAAAGATTAGAACAACACAAAGCCCAATTAAGGTTATTATGAATAAATTTTTTGTACCTAATGAAATATATAAAGATAGAATAGCAATTTGTAAATCTTGTGTTTACTATAAAAAGTTATTAGGAAATTGCTCCATTTGTAAATGTTTTATGAAAATCAAAGCGAGGATAGCACCAATGGAATGTCCACAGAAGTATTGGCTAAAGACTACCGAAATGGAAACGCCTGATGATTTGCCACAAGAAATTATAGATGAAATATTAGATATGTGGAAAGATTTAAAAACAGGCAAAGCAAAGGACATAACAGCTAAAAAAAGAATGATAGAGACCTACAACACAATCTACAATACAAACTATGGAACAGGAACTAATTGTGGTTCTTGTATCTCAACTTGCTTTGATGGAATAAAAAAACTATATAATAAATACAATGGATAAAAACTACAAAACAATTAAGTGGGTGTTAAAGCAACAAATTGAACAAGCCACTAAAACCCTGTGGACATGGAAACAAGGCAAGAAAGAAAACTTTACTTGTATATATAAAAACTACAATGATGACTTGCCAATATATACGCCTACTCAACTATTAAAAAAATTAGAAGATGCCAATACCAAATGACTATTACGAAACTAAAATGACAGAATACAAATGTAAATGCGGAAAGACTAAAGAAATTGCAACAGCAACAATAGTTCATATTGAAGGAAAGTGGGAAACCAAAGAAGCTCTTTGTGAATGTGGTAAGTTCATGGAATCAGAACCACTTGAAGGAATGCCAAGCCTTAAGCGTACTGAAGAATCTTTAAGTAAAAAAAAAAGAGGTGATAAACTTTGGGATGGAGCTAAGGAAAAGCTAATAGGCGACAGGGGAATAAATGAGGACTTCTAAATAAATAACAACAAATTCTATTATATACTATGAAGCAACAAGTTAAGATAAGCACAGTCAAGGGAAACCCTAACAATCCTAGAATAATTAAAAATGATAAGTTTAAGAAGCTAGTCAAGTCTATTCAGGAATTTCCTGAGATGTTAAAGCTTAGACCTATTGTAGTTGATGAAGATATGATTGTCTTAGGTGGTAATATGAGATTAAAGGCTAGTAAAGACGCAGGGCTTAAAGAAGTATGGATTGAAGTAGCTGAAGGACTTACTGAAGAACAAAAGAAAGAATTTATAGTTAAAGACAATGTGGGTTTTGGAGAATGGGAATGGGATATGTTAGCTAATGAATGGGATAGCGTACAACTTGCTGAATGGGGTTTAGATGTATGGCAGAATGAAGATGATTTAGAAGAGCCTGACTTTAATGAATTAACAGAAGATAATAATAATAAACCTCCTACAATAAAAATAACATTTGCTAATGAAAATGATTTACAAAATGCTGAAGAAGAAATAGCAGAAATCGTAAGTAAATATGAAAAGGCAATATACTCAGTAAGTGCAGGAGAATTATGATACTAAAAAAGGCTTCACATAAAGCTATTAAATATGCTTGTTTAAAATTTCACTATGCTAAAAGTGTGCCTGTAAATGTTTTAGGTTTTTCAGTTTTTAATAAAGAAAATGAATGGTGCGGTGTAGTATTATACGGAACAGGTGCTAATAATAATCTGAGTAAAGCATATTCTTTGCCTCAAGGAAGTGTTATTGAATTAGTTAGAATGGCGTTAAATGGTAAGCAAGAAAGCACTAGCAAAGCACTAGCATTAAGTTTAAGAATACTAAATAAATATGTTCCACTTTGTAAGATGGTAGTAAGTTATGCTGACAAAGACCAAAATCACAAAGGTATAATATATCAAGCAACAAATTGGATATATACAGGAACATCAATGAAAGACAAGCACGATAGCAGTTGGATTGTAAATAATAAAAGGTATCACGGTAGAATTATATCCGATTGGGTAAAAGATAAGGGAGGGCTTAAAGGATTAACAAGAGAGCAATTTATAAAGAAGTATTATGATAGTAATGCAAAAGCATATATAACAAAAGGAAAATTAAAATATATATATCCACTAACAAAAGAATTAAAAGATAAGTGTTTAGAGATAAAAAAACCTTATCCTAAAAATGCGAGTAAAGCATAAAGAGTAATGCGTTGGCTATTCCAAGTCAAAGAAGGGGTGCAATTCCACCTACTCGCTCAAAACATAAAAAATGGAACAAAATAGAACAAAGATTAACAAAGAGAGATTACTCAAAGCATTAGAGAATTCACTAGGAGTAATAACAACTGCATTAAAAGCAACTGACCTAAGCAGAACAAACTTTTATAAGTGGCTAAAAGAAGATGAAGAATTTGCAGCTAAGGTTGAAGAAATAGAAAACATACAACAAGATTTTATTAAGTCTAAGTATTATGAATGTGTAAAAGACAAAGTACCTTCAGTTGTAATACACGCTGCTAAGACTAGACTTGGTTGGAATGAAACAAACAGACTAGACATAACTTCAGGTGATAAAGCAATTAATATGCCTGTCATAACATTTGTAGAAACTGATACTGAATAAGAAATACAATCCTTTATTTGAATCAAAGGCTAGGTACTTTATTATAACAGGTGGTAGGGGATCAGGAAAGTCTTATGCAGTTACAGTCTTTCTGACTTTACTAACTATGACTAAAGGTATTAGAATACTCTTTACAAGATTCACAATGACATCAGCTCACTTATCAATCATTCCTGAGTTCTTAGAAAAGATAGGACTGTTAGGATTTGAAGATGTCTTTAGTATTAATAAAGCAGAAGTATTAAATACAAGCAACCAATCAGACATATTATTTAGAGGTATTAGAACTTCAGCAGGAAATCAAACGGCTAGTTTAAAATCTTTGCAAGGAATAAGCACTTGGGTTTTAGACGAAGCAGAAGAACTTATTGATGAAGATATATTTGACACGATAGACCTTAGCATTAGAGAGAAAGATATTCAGAATAGAATTATATTAATCTTAAATCCTGTAACTAAAGAACATTGGATTTATGACAGGTTCTTTGAGAGCAAAGGCGTTGAAGGTGGTTTTAACGGCGTTAAAGACAATGTATGCTATATCCATAGTACATACCTAGACAATAAAGATAATCTCTCTACGAGCTTCCTAGAGCGTATTAAGACTATAAAGCATACTAACATAAAGAAGTACACTCACAAAATTCTTGGAGGGTGGTTAGACAAAGCTGAAGGAGTAGTCTTTGATAATTGGTCAATAGGTGAATTTAATCCTGATAACCTACAGACTTCTTGTGGAATGGACTTTGGATTCTCAGTTGATCCTGATAGCCTAACAGAAGTGGCTATTGATAAAAAGCATAAGAAGATATATCTTAAAGAACATATATATCGTAATGGATTAAAGAGTCAAGAACTTGCTCAGATTGTTTTAGACAAAGTAGACAATATGCTTATTATTGCTGATAGTTCAGAGCCTAGACTTATTGCAGACCTCAAGCATTTAGGAGTTAATATAAAACCTGTAAAGAAAGGAACTATTGAAAGTGGAATAACAAGAATGCAAGATTATCATTTGGTAGTAAGTCCTGAAAGTACAAACATAGCTAAAGAATTGAACAATTATATTTTTAGTGATAAGGCATCTAAGTTATATGTAGATTCATACAATCACGCTATTGACGGAATAAGATACAATGTCATATATCACTTAGACAATCCTAATGCAGGGAAGTATTTTGTGCAATAAAAAAAGGGGAGAGAACAACAATCTCAACCCCTTTTTAAAAACACGAATAATGAAGAACGCGGCAAATATACATTAATAAACTAAATAACAACAATTTCTATTATATAATATAAACTACTATGAAAGTAAAAATTAAGAAGCAGGGAAAGCAAAAGACGTACAATTTAATTGATTCTTGGTCAGAAGTTAGCTTAGAAAAATGGATTGAACTAATTGATATTGAAACAGGAAGCAAGACTAAGGAAGCAGAAGAAACAATAGCAGCATTTTCAGATATTCCTAAGAAGTTAGTAAAGGAATTAGCACTAAAAGATGTGGCTATTATAATGGGTAAGATAGCAGAGTTACAAACGAAGCAAGACACCTTATTAAAAAAGGTAATTGAAATAGATGGGGTTGAGTACGGAATGCATCCTAATCTTGATTCCATTACGCTTGGTGAGTATGCCGATATTGAAACGATTATAAAAAACGGTCTTGAAAAGAATATGCCTGATTTGATGGCGGTTTTATTTAGACCTGTTAAAGAGAGAAATGGTGAAGTCTACACGATAGAGGCTTATGATGGTGAGATAACTATAAGGGCAGAAGAAATGAAGAAGATGTCAGCAGAGCAAGTACAAAATACTTTAGTTTTTTTTTGGCATTTCGTGAACGCATTATATCTGACTTTGCCATCATATTTGATTCAGACAGCGGAACAGATAGTGGACAAATTACAGACGGAAATTTTGCCGAACGGTGGGGATATTTTGGATTGATGTACAGATTGACAAATGGAGAGATAGTAAACTTAGAACGAATCTCAAGGCTCAATTTATTAGAGGCTTTCACTTGGCTAAGTTATGAAACAGATTTAAATTTAAGTAAACAAGTAAAAACACATGATAGCAAATAAGACATACAATAATTGCATAGATACTCTCAAGAGTTTGGGTAGCGAACACGAACAGATTGCAACTACAACAACAGGGGATATTTGGAAAATAGACCTTGCCAAAAACACCCTCTTTCCTTTGTTTCATATCAACCCTGTGAATGTATCAACAGGACAATCTACTCTTACTTTCAACTTTCAACTTTTTGTTATGGATGCGGTAAGTGAGAAAGAGAATTGGACAGAGGCTAACTTTCAATCAGCAGACTATCTAAGTAATGAGCAGGAAGTTATGTCTAGTTGTTTGCAGATTTGTGTAGATATTATCTCAATGATGCGACATAGTAAATGGCAAGGAGCAGGTGAATTAGATGTAGATGACCCTGTTTATTTTACAGAAGGTGAATATACTTTAGAGCCATTCCAAGAACGCTTTGATGACCTCTTGACGGGTTGGGTATTTTCAATAGGCATAATAGTTCAAAATGACTTTCAAGCGTGTACTATTCCTGTTGCAGATAATCCAATAGGGAAATAATGTGGAAATTTAAAATAGGAAAATATAAAATAGAAATAGGA